GATGATGCTTAAATCTAGGAACGCAATCATTGTTAAGATATTAGGTAATGTAAAACCTGAAGATAATCATATAACGGAACGGGGTTTTGATAGTGTTGTGTGTGATTACACTATTAACAATAAACAGCAAGACATTGATAATTTAAAATCAGAAGCATATAACCTAATCCAAACTCTATGTTAGAAGGGGACAATTGTTTATTCATCCAGCAAATAAAGTAAACACAACTACAGTTAGTAATATCGATGAGGTTATGATTCAGCCTAACACCATTGATTTGCGTGTAGACAGTATATATAAAATTGAAAACAGTGAATTAACCTTAGATGAAGACAGAAAAATACATCGACAGATAACACCATGTGTTTGTGATGATAGCGGTTATTGGACACTGTCACACGGGTCATGTTATCAAATTAACTCAAATCAGCAAATTGGTATGGGTGAAGGAGAATTAGGTTTAGTTATTGGACGCAGCACTTTTAATAGAAATGGTGTGTTGATTATTTCATCAATATACGATAGTGGGTTTCAAGATTATATTGGTGCCACGCTGTACAACTTTAGTGGTGAAGTGCGGATTAAACACAACACAAGGTTTGCTCATTTGATTTTAGCAAAAGCTGAAACCATATCATTATACGCAGGAGATTATGGAAAACAATAGCAATATCATAAAAATGATTACACAAGAAACTTTTAACGAAGATGTGAAAAAGCTATCTAATAACATGACTGTTTTAGATTCCATTCTCGCGTATTGTGAGAAGCATGGATTAGAGTATGCGACGATTAAAACCTTGTTAGGCGCCGATTTGAAAAGATCATTACGGCAAGAAGCTGAAGATTTAAACTTCATGAAAAAAACCTCACGATTACCAATATGACTGATTTTGAGGCATATAAAATGTACTTAGCGTTAAAGTTACACTTTACAACAGATTACGACTACATTAAATACAAGGGTAAAATATCTGTTTCATACGCCACATTTCAAAAACGTAAAGATGTGTATTTTTTTAAGAAGTTAGCGCGAGTATATAACAATCATACACTGGAGCAGTTTTTTATTGCTAACATGTTAGTGAACAGTCGCATGTGGGTTGGAGACGCTTTTTCAGCAGAATGTATTTCAACACACACTGAGCGGCAAAAAAAAATAGAAAGTCTTCGGTACATGTTTTTAAATGATTGTAGATTGATTACGACCACTCACGGATTAACTGAAGATCAATTCAACAACGTCTTTGATGTTAAAGATGGTCAACACCCTATATTATTAAGGATGGTCATTGCAAATAAAATTAACATAGAGACGTTTATTATTTTAAATAGTATCTTTACGTTTGTTGGAGATTTTAATCGGCAAATAACAGATACTATCATATGGCCGGAGTTTCTTATGAGGTGTAAGAAATACCGACCTTTTTTGGTGTACAATACAAGTAAATATGTTGATGTGTTGAAGAAACTGCTCATTATATAATATTGTATGCTGTAACATAATATGTTTTTTGACATGAATTTTGTGGACAAACTAATAATCTAATATAAGGAAATACGATGTCTTTTGCAACAATGAAGAAACAACGACAATCAAACTTTTCTCGTCTCAATGACGAGATTGATAAATTAAAATCTGGGGAAAAGCGCAGCGGCGATGATGATCGGTTTTGGAAACCGGAAATCGATAAAACAGGTAACGGATATGCTGTTATAAGATTCTTGCCTCCAATTGAAGGGGAAGATTTGCCGTGGGTACGAATTTTCAATCATGGATTTAAAGGGCCAGGTGGGTGGTACATTGAAAACAGTCTTACAACGGTTGGTAAAACAGATCCCATGAGTGAATATAACTCACAGCTTTGGAACTCAGGTATTGAGGCTAATAAAGATTTAGCACGGAAACAAAAAAGACGGTTATCTTATATTTCTAATATTGTGGTTGTGGAAGATCCAAAACATCCTGAGAATGAAGGTAAAGTGTTTTTGTATAAATTTGGAAAGAGGATTTTTGATAAAGTTAATGATTTAATGAGTCCTCAATTCGAAGATGAAAAACCCACCAATCCATTCGATTTTTGGGAGGGTGCTAATTTTAAACTTAAAATTCGGAAGGTTGAGGGATACACTAATTATGACAAGTCTGAGTTTGCAGAACCTGTGCCTTTTATGGGTGGAGATGATGTTGCACTTGAAGAAGTGTGGAAAATGCAATTTAAATTACAAGACTTTGTTGGTCCTGACAATTTTAAAACTTATGAAGAGTTGAAAGCTCGATTGGAAAAAGTATTGAATGTTGATGGGGATTTCACCGCTCAGCCATCATCTGCTGAGTATGATAGTCCAGGTGAAGCTATTCAAAGTATTCAACAAACCAATGATGTAGCAGAATTTGATAGTGCACCACCAAGTGATGGTGACACAATGTCATATTTTGCTAAACTTGCTAACGAATAATACTCAGTTACCGGCTGAAAACTATACACTTTTCAGCCGGATTTACCTTATTTATTTTGGTGTGACCATCCAGGACTAGCTTGAATGTTTAATGATCTACCGCTCAATTTCTTTCCTCCACCAGCAATAACTTGATTTGTGCTGCTGTCTATGTTCGATACACTAGCGTCTATAATTTGAGGCTGTGATTTAGTTGCTTGTAGTTGCTTGGTTAAATTATTAATTTCTAATATTAAAAGTCTTGCGCTACTAGAACTTTTGCGTGAACCACTAACCCCTGATTGCTTCATCACATCACCTAAATTCATAATATTAAGATTAACCATCTCTCCACCTTCACCAAACTGCTTAGTGAACGTTGATTGTTTATTTTTTAATTGAGTTTCGAGTTCTGTTTTTGTAAACGTGGTTCTACCTTTATATCGTTCTAACTTTCTTAAATTGCGTGGAATTGAAACTTTTTCACCTTCCGCCATTTGCTGTAATTGATAAAGAATCCGTTCTTGATCTTTCATATTAGACTCCATATAATCAGCTACAAACTTAGCTTTAAGTTCGCGCAAATCGTCTTTGGTTTCATCCAGACTGGTTTGAATTAAGGCTTGTTGTTTATCACCTGTTATCGTAGTGTCACCACCAACAAGTTGGCTAGCTGATTCAACCATACCCGAATACCAAGAATTTGCATTGGCTAATCTCTCAACAACGCCCATTTGGTCAGCTTTTAACTTTGCACTAACTTGACCAGCCTGTTCTTTTACCGTTGCCTCTTGTTTTTTTAATTGGCCCTCTGTAGACGTAATATCAGAGTTGACAGTTTGTAAATTTGTTAGTAAAGATTGAACCTGTTTAAAATCCTTTTTGGTTTTTGCTTCCTCTATCTGCTCACGTAGATCACTTCGTTGTTTATATAAATCACTCAACTTTTCATGTTGTTTGGTTAATTTTAATCCTTCTGTGTCATGAATCCGTGTTAATTCTGCGAGTTGAGCCTCAAGTCGTTCTTTTTCTTTTCCTGATGCTTTAGATATTTGCTCTTCGATGTTTGACATAATCGACTTCATGTTGTCTCTTAACTCTGGATTTTCAAGAGCCTTACCAACCTCTTCACCTAAAACATTTCCGACAGAAGCGCCAAATGCTGCGCCGGCTGGTCCAGCTAACATACCGCCGACAACCCCCAACAATCCCGCACCAAAAACACCAGCCACATCTCTCATTTTAAATTCCTTTCGTACATCTTCTGATGTCACTGCATCTGTAATGTCCCATACATCCTTTCCAACCATTATAGTGCTCAACAACGCTCCAATTGGTCCAACACCTCGAGCTACCTGTGCACCAACACCAGCTTTACCAACAGCAGCTTTACCAGCTCCAGCAAATAACGAATCGAAAAACCCTTTCGTCGCACCAAGAACTTTACCTCTTGCCATTTTTGGTACGCTTTTAAGTTTTTTCAGCCAACCACCACCTCCTAATATGCTACCTACACCTGTACCAAACATTGTAGTCATAATTTGAGAAAATATACCATCTGACTTATCGTTACTTTTATCCGAACTTTTATCCTTATTTTTTGATGTGGTATTGACATCTCCTGTTATTAATAGAGCCTTTTTATTTCTTTCAGCCTCTCGTCGAGCCTCTTCTTGCTCAGCAGCAGTTTGTGTACGATTATCGTACATAGTTCTTAATTTGGATAAATCAGCGTTTCCATCTGTAATTGCAATTTTAGATGCTGTGAGAGCATCTTCAATAGATTGCAATTTAATGTTCTGCAGCAAACCTTTCTGATTTAAATCGGAAATTAATGCGTGAGCATTAGATTGATTTTTTTGTGTAGTTATAAGGTCTGCAAGCGCCCCGTCATTTGTGTTCAAACTTAGATTAGTTGGTTGCGTTACCGCATCGTTATGTTCTTTTTTTAACTGAACTATTTGATGCTTCTCTTGTAATACGCCTAATTTTTGAATTTCTAATTGTAATGGACTTATATCAGAAATACCCTTACTTTTATTTTGAGTAGCTAACTTTTGTGAAACGTCTTGATTGTATACTAGTTGTTGTAGCAATGTAGACGTTTTTAATTGTATGTCAGTTTGTTTTAATGTTTGACTCACTATATCAGTATTCGCTTTATTTAACGAGTTCAACACTGATGTAAATTTTGATGTGGTTTGCTCTTTCATTTTAATCACCCTTGTTGTTGCCTTAGTCTCTCATTTTCTTCTTCTACAAAATTCTTAAGAAGCACTAAATAAATTTCTCGCTCAAATGGCATTAAGTTTTCTGTAAACTCAACAGTCCAATTGTGATGTTTCAATAGTGAAAATGTTGTGACATAATAGTTTTCTAAATTGTTATGACTAAGGCTTAGGTAAAAAAATTTCTAACGCCCTCCAGCTGGAGCACGTTTGCCTTTTCACAGTCAGTACATGTAAAATTTACTATATGCCTTACTCTAGGCATATTCGTGAAAAAATTTATTATGTTTTTAAATTGCTCTTGAGTTAAGGAGAGAACAAAATCCTCTAATTCTTTTTTGGTGTGCAGTTTTGCTTCAAACACATCTTCTCCATCAACAATACTTTCAATGCTATCAATAACCATTTTAAATAATTGATCTGCACTTTGAGCCATTGCGTCATATTGAAACATCCTATCTAAAGTAGGGTATCTCAGTTTTACTGATATGCTTTCAGTGATTGGAATTAGTGGGTCTATCGCGTTAGACACATCAACTGTTATTTCATCTAATTGAATCGTAACATCAGACTTCGCCTCACATGTATCACAATTAATATTTAAAGAAATAACTTCCCCGATTGATCGAGCACGTAAATTTAAAAACCAAAATTCAACATCGAACATTGGCAAAGTTTCTATATTTACGTGGGTTGATAAATTACAATTTTTGAGAATTTGCTTCATAGACCTAACGATTTCTGTTTGTTCTTCTGTCTCTAAAGCCATTAGCAATATTTTTTCCTCTCTTACTAAAAAAGGTCTAAACTTTACTGGTTTTTTGATGCTGTGTAGTTGACACTCATATTCTGGAAAACTCACTGTTGGTAACGTCATTATCTATCCTTCTATTTTAAACATTATATTTCTTTGTGTATTTTACGATTAAACCATCGTCTATAAGCAAAGGTTATTTGTAATTTGCCGTAAGCTGTGTCACTTGAAGACATAGCGATATCACCCACTTGCATTGGAAAACACTCCTCGAGTTGAATGGAGTATGGTGCTTCTGAAGACTCATTTCCAGGGAGATTTGTGTCTGTTTCTCTCATAGCATATAGAGTGATATCTCCTATATATGTATCATAATAAGATGGATCATACTCTCTATCGTTTTGCGCAAGGTTTTGCCATCGATCAAAAAAATGTTTCACAGAATAATCTGCAGGCACAACAAAATTTAATGCTAGATCAGCATATATAGATTCTCGTGCTATTTTGCGAATTGGGCCATACATTTTCTGATCAGCTGTTGCGAGAGACCGTGTAGGAAACGATGCAGATTCACACAGTATATGCAAATCCTTCAACACTCCACCATCTAATCCGTGAGGTGGGTGAATGTGTACTACAAACCGATTAGGACGTGAAAGTCCTCCACGGTTGTCAATAACACCCTGAAAATTGGATACTGAAAAAATACTCATTAACTCTTTCTCCTTCGAATATGATCCTCACTGTCATTCCAAACAGCTTTTAAGTTGGCTTTTTTAAATCGTTCTATTGGCAAGTTTATAGATTGTAACCACCCTTCTTCATCTATTTTAATTATATTAGATCGTATTTGTTTAAGATCGTAACGATGAAGACATGGAAAGGCGCTCTTGTATTTTATTGATTTTACTATACCAGGGTAGTGTATATCTACATATGCACCATGACCAGGACGATGTTGAATGTTTTCCATCATGTTACTTAATAATTGATTTCTAAGACTGTATGGTAAATAATGAAAGTTTATTCCTAAAAATTTAGTTGGACTATATCGTTCTATTGGTATAACTAACGGAAACGCATCATAATATGGAAGTTTAGTCTTTGTTTTAGGATCATAAGCATACATGTACATATGCCCTTCCAATATATCTTTTGATACCTTACCTTCCTTAAGCGCTTGCGATATTGTTATTTTTCTTTGTGTAAGTTCTATATATTTACCATGTAACCATTCCAAGGCAGCTATGTTGAGACTCGTTAAATTTTTTGAGGTGCCACCCCTCATGTTGTTTAATATTTGATACAGTTTAGCCATATACTATTTAGTTCTTAACTCAGTTTCTGTTAATATCTGCCACGTCCATCCTTTTGAGGTACATAGCTTTTTAGCAGCGATCCACTTAGCTTCATTTACACCCCACGTTTTTAGTTCGTTAAAGTATCTGCGTTTATGTTTTGGGTTGGGTTTTGGAGGCTTCGTTTGCTTTTTAGGTTTAATTTCTATCAAAATTTGATTGTACGTTCCATCATGTTTTTTAATTTTAATCCAAAAATCTGGAAAATATGTATGTATTCTATTATCTATCGGTGATCTGTACGGTATTTTTATTTCTTCACTAGACCACATTACAATATTATCGTTAGTATCACAGTAAATCATAAAATTTCGCTCCCATGAACTTCTATAAATAACATTCATAGGGTTACCTTTATATTTAGATTTGTTTTTAATTTTGTACGCGCCTCTGTAAGCCATATAAATATAAATGTATATTTTTAATTATTTATTGGATAGGATAAATGGCCAGACCAAACGCAGGACAATTAAATTTAGGATCAACAACAATCTTAGCATATCCAGATAATTTAGGTAATAAAGATGCTGCATCTCAACACTTCATGCGAATTAAGGCCTATAAGACAGGTTACTTCAGTGGTGGCAAAGAAGCAGATGACTCTCCTAATTTAGATATTGCCTTATTTATTCCGCCTAATGCTTTAAAAACATCTTTTTCATCAAAATATGAAACGTTTGAGGGATTTGAGCAATCTATAAAGAAGTTAGGTGAAAAAGCAATATCTACAGGTCACCCCAGCCATGGTAGTCCTACAGTGGATGAATTTGTTGGTGATATTACAGGATCTATAATGAATGCTGGTGAAAAAGCCATGGCTGACTTTGGTGGTTCAAGCGTTGCCTTTGGAGCTTTAAAAGGTATGGTGC